GGTGTCAATTCATACTCAGAGAGGAAGAATTACCACATGTCATGGGTACATACAAGGAGGCATTCCCACATAAGTTTGCTTGACACATCATACACATGGATACTATCCTTTCAACACATTTTACACACACCTCCGCACCTTGCAATGACTGGGTTTTCCACAGTTTTTGATGTGCTTGTGGAAAACTTTTAAAATCATTAAAAAAATATAGGTAATGTGCGGTGGAGAAGGTGTCTTAGCCTACCACCTAACGAAAGTCAAGTCAACCCTCAGAAACACTTTGAAACAATCACAGGGACACTTGGGGAACTGGCACACACCCCTTGACAATCCTCGGAAAACGGTGTATTATTAAAACATGGACAACCGAGGAATTTCAAAAACTTCAAAAACTCACTTTTTCACTTTTATTACTTTTTTAAGTTTTTAAAAAAGTGAGATTTATGACTTTTTTCGTTTAATTCAGAGGTATTTTCCACAAAACCTGTGGAAAACTCCATATATTCACTATAAATCAACAAAATCATTACAAAACATGGCAATTTACTCAAATTTTGAATCAACTGCTGTAAAATCTATTGAAACTACTCCAAATCAAGTAAAAGTAGTGTATAATAGTAATGAAAGTAAAGAATATGCATTTGATTGTGAAGATGTCCTAGAATTCGCCAACAATTTGTGTCAAGTTCTCATTGACGCTGAGTTGGATCGTCCCTCTGGAAGTGTCGGACGGTTTCTGTCACAATCAATCAAGGATCGTGTCCTTGTTGCTCAATAAATATCTGTACGTTTAGTAAACCACTGCACATTAATCATGTCCAGGCGTAATAGCAACAATTCCTACTCAAAGGATGTTGACCAAGATGAATACTTTGAAGACTACGGTTATGAAATCAAAAATGTAAAGCGAAGTAAGAAGAAGAAGGTAGCAAAGTTTAAGCAGTATGAGTCATGGGAGGAGGACAGTTATTAAAGTGGCATAATATTAATTGACTTATCAATCCTGTGCGTCTATTGTATAGATGTACAGGATTTTTTATTGTCTATGGACAAGATTGATTTTCTCACTATAGTTTACGAAGACTATTGCACTAAGCATAGTTTACCCTATGTCTCAGCAGATGAGCAGGACACAGTGGACATGGATGAGAAACATGTTCAATGGTTGCACACATTTAATGACATGTGGGACATTGCACAGGACAGTTAAGAAAGTGGCACAGGGGGTGTTGCATTCCCCCTTTTTCTGTGTCATATTAAAAGAGTCAACCAATTCACAACATTTTATGCGAAAGATTGAACAGCAAATGAACAACGCCATCTCCAACTGCAAAGACTGGAAATCTGGCAACACTGAGGTAGTTAACTGCAACGGTGAATCTTTTGTTTATTTGCATGGTAATCACATCGCCACACTGGGTGATGATTTTGTGAGAATCTTTGATGGTGGATGGCGATCCAACACCACTAAATCTCGTCTCAATGCAATCATCAACGGTTTCTGTAATGCTTTCACTGACGGTGTATTTCAGAAAGATTTTGTGTGGTATGTGAACGACGGAGGTGTACAACACCAGTTCGTCAATGGTTATGAATTTCAAGGTGCATAATATCGGTTGAACATATACACCACCTGCTGTAATGGCAGGTGGATTTTTTATACCTATAGAGTGAAAACAATTCCAACGAGTTGTAACGATGAACTCCTATTGTGGGGTTTATATGTTATAATTACTTCTACGTTCTTTCGCAAGAGGTCTCGCACATGACGTTCCTGGAGTATTTGGCAGAAGAATTAAAGTACTATGATGAACACCCAGAGGAGCAAGATCCACTGGAGGCACATTCAAACTGTTCTACAATTGAGATTGATTACACAGTACAATCATGATAGAGGATGTAACACACAGTCTACACGATTGGGAGGATTTTTGGTACAATTCAACCACTTCTACAAGTGGCACAGTATCGCTTGATTCTCCCGTTGATGTATGCCATAGTAACAACATGATTTCACTTCCAAATCCAACTAAGAAAATTCTCATGACAGACAACATTGTTGATCGTGACGTACTGCAAGAAAACCTAGTTCATCAAATCATTGATGGTATGGACATGGATGGATTGTGTCAACTTGCTTATGATTATTTGAACGACAATTATGATAAGTATTCCGTGGATGAATTGATTGGAGAAGCAGAAGAATACTATCCACATTTGCTAGAGCAAGAAGAACATAATTTCTCTGAACTTGAGGCACAATGTAATGATTATGGTGTGGGCAAGTAAGTAACACAAACTAGTCAGCCGCTTCGCTCCAGTTGGCGAAGTGGCACACCATCACCCCATTCCCTCCCCTCCTGTGTCTATAATGTCTGTATGACATACGAAATCTTCTGCCCTGCTCTGGGCGAAACAGAGCACACCACAGATCTTGACCGTGCGATGGATCTGTGCTTCTCCATGCATGACGAGTCCAATTCCTATGCATGTATCCGTGACGCCTTCGGTGAGATTGTAGGCGAGTACGGTGACGTTATGGAGGCAGTTGCCGACCAGTTGATCTAGTGGCACACAAGGGGTAGCAATGCCCCTTCTTTCATGCCATACTATAAGAGTACAAAACAAAGGAGCACATGAAACGCCTTGAACTCATCATGGGTCGCAACATTCCTGACAATGGTATTGTCACCGACGCAATGATGAACGACTTCATCAAACGTGAAATCATGCCACATTTTGAGTATGGCACTTTCATTGATGGCGAAGGTCTCTGGAAAGGTGAACTAGAGCAGACAAAGATTTTTTATCTTGAGTGTCCTGACTCTGAGGTTGAAGATCACATGATCTCCCTTAATTGCATTGCTGCCATATATAAGAGGCAGTTCAGACAAGAGTCAGTTCTTATCTCTCAAGTTCAAACAAACGCCATTTTTAACTGATGCCATCCATTCGCTATTGGGACGGGGTTGATCAACGTCACCCCCGTACAATCACATACAGAACAGACACCCAAGCAAGGGACGCCCATGCATACTATATCAGTTGCGGCATCCGATGCGAATTGATAGACAGTGCAGGAACTGTCACACGTTCCCTCTCCTTTGCTTGATCGGTGCCCTATACTAAGAGCATGAACACAAACGAACTTCCCAAGCACATGCAAGACCGTTACGAAGTCAGAGACGGTTTCATCATCAACAAAGGATGCACAGACCCTGTGATCTTCGCCGCCATGGAATCCATCAAGGCAGACATGCTGAGAGAAGCACAGGAACGAAAGGAGATCCGTGAGGGTCGCCGTCCCCTCCCCCGATATGACAACTGGGGAGTCTGGAACATCAGCGACCGCCACTGATACAAAACTACTACACACCATGATCAGCATTTCACCCATCTCCCCCAGCGTCTCCCAATCAGTATGGACGCTTAAGGTCAACCCCTTCACAGGGTCATGCCGTGTCCGTTGGTTTAAGGGGTGCCTGACTGAGTACACTTTCAAGACTCGCAAGCGTGACATCCTAGCATTGATGATGGCAGGAGACAGGTCACTGGGTCAGTGGGTAAACTGGCACATGCGTAATGGCATTGCTGCCTGATACCCCTATAATAAGAGAGTACACAACACAGGACACAGCATGAACGGTTGGGCAAACTACGAAACATGGAATGCATCACTTTGGATTCAGAATGATGAATTTCTCTACAACACTGCCAAGGCATGTGTACGGTTTGCAGTCAACGAAGAACCATGGACTAAGTTTGTTCGTTGTATGATGGATGGCGAAATTGGTCGTCATTTGTGTCAGACAGGCGACGGCGTTTCTTGGGATGATCCTAACATTGACGCTGACGAAATGAACGACATGATGCTAGAACTAGTCATGTGACAGTATACACAGGGGGCAGTTATTTGCCCCCTTATTTGTTACTAACGGGGTGCCGAGCGATGGGACTCCTAACCCTTCTCTAACCTACAAAAGTATCCAAACGAGTGATAAATATTCATCGTATATAAAAAAATTTCCTGGAAAATTTTAGGCGAAAAAAGTCGCCCATATGCTATAATCAAAATACCTGAGAACACCACAGTATGACACACGAAGAAATGCTTGAAGAAGCAGCACGTAGGGAAGGAACGCCCGAAGCACCCGACGCAAACGTGATTATTACTCCTGACCTCCATAAGGATAGTCTAGACTATGAGGACATGTATTACGAGACAGCACACAAGGAGTTGCTAGAGAACCCACGGTATGCCGTCCATGTACATGAGACACAAATCAATAGGTTGATTGAAGTACTGGATGAAGTTGCGAAACGACTTATCTCTTTGGAAGAGACTGTAAATCAAATGCAAGTTGAGATGCGATTCAGTAAACCAAAGAATGATGGTCCCCCAACACCACCATCAGAAGGTGCAGACGCATGGTCTTATGAGTAAGAACAATGGAAAAGCGTAAACTAACAGATTCACTGAACGGTGAGTTTGAACCAGAGGATATTGATAGTATTCTAGATAACTTTGACCAGTTTTGCGATGAATTTGAAAATGCAGCCGCAAAGCGATTTGCAGGAAGAGATAATGACTCCCGAACACCAATCACACATAGCAGCGTTGAATCAGTCACTCCAGTCGTTGTCCGAGAGGTTGAACCACTTGGAGCAGAGGATCTTATCGCTGGAGAGTCCCCAATTGATGTACAAGCGTCCGAACTCTGAGAAGTACGAGACTATTGCAACAACACTAGACTACCTACATAGACATGTGGAAGCACTAGAAAACGTTCATAAGTACAGACTAAGATGGCAGCAACCGTCCGATCAGGAGACCTAGTAAAGACAACCGAACCATGTCATGCACCTGGTACCATTCCATTAGCACCGAGACCTGAGGGTACAGTCCTAATTAATGGTAAGGCAGCGGCAAGGTTGGGAGATCTCACAATGCCATATGCCGAAGGGTTTCCACCTGTCTGTGTAACCAACGCAGGTAAACCGATCACTGGACCATGTTCTCCAACAGTTCTAGTGGAAGGTAAACCACTATCATTGTTTGGCGATGTGGTTGATTTTAAGAATCCTGTAATAGAATATTCTCCAAATGTTTTTGCAGACACAGCAGAGGATGAAATAGAGGAAGAAGAGGTTGCAGAAGAATAGTCTGCATGTTATAATAGTATTAAACCAACTGGTATTGAATTATGATGATGAAAGGTGGAACCTATGTTCCTTCAACCCCTAAGACGACACGTCAGGGTAACTCAAAGAATACGAAACTATCTGCGACTAGTCGTAACGCTAAGAAGAAACGTTACAGAGGTCAAGGCAAGTAATGGAATGGATTTACAAGATTTGGATGGACATCGGATATTGGGAAGGTGCCGTCCTTACACTATGGCTTGTCGGTCTGTACTGGGGTAAGAAGAGACTAGATTTTCATTTTGCCCGACGTACTCAACGTGTTATGGAGAAAAGTATCTACAATGTAAAGATTGTAGAGGACATTTAGGAGCGTGGTCTCCGAGCGAAAACACCGAAAAACTCTAAAGGATTATGAAAATCAATAAGATTGACGTAGATGAAGATAGAAGTATTACTATTGTAGATGATGCTTTTACCGCTGGCGAGATGGATGCATTGTATACGTATTGTATTAGTTTGCAGTACAAGGTATGTAATGTAAGTAATTTTGATATTCAAAATATTACTGATCGTCGTCTACGTGCCGATCTCCCACAAATTAATATGGCTAAGTTAATTGCACAGGATCAGGAGGGTCATGCACTCCGAAGATCTTTGTGTCCTGATTGTGGGAAAAAAGAAACTATTGACACAGAAGGAGTAGCAAATATTCCTGATGATAATATCTTGAAGTGTATTTTTCATGATAATGATCGTGTAGCAAACTTCAATCAAGTTATTGATCCTGAAGAGCATGAATTTGATAATGCATATGTTAACTGTGGACTGGTTAATGATTCCCATGAGATCCACGTAGATGGTCCTAGACCAAAGCAAGTGATCACCATGCTAGTTTATCCCAATCGTCATTGGGAACCCAACTGGGGCGGCGAGACGGCGTTCTACGAAGAGGATAGATCTGAACTGGTATACTTGAATCCATATGTACCTGGTCGTGTTTGTATTTTTGATGGAAGTATTCCTCATTGTGCAAAACCACAAGCATTGATTGGAGACAAGTATCGTTATACAATTGCAGTTAAGTTTTCACGTATTTCGGCAGGAAATAAAGATCTAGAGTATTTTAGTAATTGAAATGTATCAAGCATTACCAAATAGACTACATGTAAAAGATAGTATGGTTGCAGGGCAGGGTATTTTCGCTAAAGAGAATATCCCTGCTGGTGATGTATTGGGTATGTCACATGTAATTGTAGATGAAGTGATCTATAGGACTCCCCTAGGTGGGTTCCTCAATCACTCAGATGATCCAAATTGCGTGAAATATTGTGAGGAGAACTTTTACTTTGTGAAGACAATACGTCCTATTCGCAAGGGAGAAGAGTTATTCTTGAAGTACACGTTCTATTCAGTTAAGTAAAAGTCGCTAAATAACTACTGACTTCGTATATTGTCGGTAAATGGCGAGCAGATTGTCTTTCAAAGACATTAATATTAATTTTAAGAAGCATCCTGTTACTAATGACTTAGTTGTTAGTAAGGATGCTTCTGCTGTTAAGCAAGCAATTATTAATCTTTTACTGACAAATAGAGGAGAGCGTCTGTTTCAACCAGACTATGGTTCTGATATTAGAAGTCAATTATTTGAACCTTTAGATTTTGCAACGTGTGCTATCATCAAGAACTCAATTCTATATACATTGAATACATTTGAACCACGTATTGCAGTATCTAAACTTGATGTGAAACCAAATTATCAAGATAATGGTTTCATGGTAACCATGGAATATGCAATCACAGGTTCTGATGTATTACCCACCAACATAGAATTCTTCCTTGCAAGGACGAGATAATGCCATATACCCAAGTAAATAACTTAGACTTCGCTGATATTAAAACTGCTCTCAAAGAATACATGAGGGCAGAGACAGAATTTACTGACTATGACTTTGAAGGATCGGTCATTAGTCAATTGATTGATGTATTGGCATATAACACGTACTACACGGCGTTTAACGCCAACATGGTAGTCAATGAACTGTTCCTAGACTCATCTACATTACGAGACAATGTGGTAGCACTAGCGAAACAGTTAGGATATGCACCAAAATCAATAACTTCTCCAAAAGCAGGAGTTGATTTGCAGTTATTCTTCCCTAACAATGCACCTAGTAATGTAATTCTTAAGAGAGGTGGTGGTTTTGTTACAAATTATGACGGTTCTCTGTATCAATACGTAGTAAAAGAAGATTATAAACAACCAGTTGTCAACGGCACTGTTACTTTTGAGGATCTTCCCATCTATGAAGGTACTCTTATTAATACAAAAACACTTGTAGATACCTCACTTAAGAATCAAAGATTTATTATTGAGAACAATGGTGCTGATACTAGCACACTTACTGTTAAAGTATTTGAAAATGCAAATTCTACAGTAGAGACTATTTTTGAAAAAGCAGAAAATATCTTAGAAGTAGGTGCAGATGATACTGTATACTTCATTAGTGAAATTGAAGATGAGAGATATGAGATCTTTTTTGGTGATGGCGTACTAGGAAAGAAACTTGGCAATCAAAATATAGTAGAAATTTCATACGTTGCTACTAATGGACCTGTTACTAATGGTGCTAACAACTTCATTTTTAACGGATCTGTTGTAGATGGTGATGGAAATTCACTAGGAGTTCCGTTTTCCGTATCAGATTTAACAACAACTTCCGCAGCAAGCGGAGGTGCAAGTATAGAATCAGTCTCTAAAATTAAATATAATGCACCAAAATACTTTGGCTCACAAAATAGAGCAGTTACAAGTAATGACTATTCTGCAATTGTGCGGAAGATCTATCCTGCTATTAGCGATATTATTGTATTTGGAGGAGAAGATCAAGAACCACCTGCATATGGTAAAGTCTTTATTTCAGTAAAACCATCAGAAGCGGCATCTCTTTCAACTTTTACAAAGAATCAACTAAAAACTGAACTTAAGAAGTACACTGTTGCCTCTATCAGACCAGAATTTGTTGATCCCTCTATTCTTTACGTAGAATTGAATACAAGTGTATACTTTGATGGCACTAAGACTCAGTTACTATCTACAGATATTGCTTCAAAGGTATCATCTGCTGTACAAAACTATTTGACTACCTCAGGAACAGAAAAGTTCAATGGTAAGTTTAGATATTCAAAATTCGTTGGTGTCATTGATGGTTCTGAACGTGCTATCAATTCAAATGATACCACTGTTACTATGAGGAAAGATTTTATTGCACAAATAAATGCATCCACATACTATGAAATTTGTTACAAGAATGCATTCCTAAAAGATTGTGATGATCCTGTAGTTTCATCTACTGGTATGACTGTCTTTGAGCACCCTACTTATACTTCATATCTTGAAGATAGAAGTGGCAAATTAGTCCTATATAGACTAGATTCTATCACTGGCGACAAAATTGTCTTGAATGATTCTGTTGGTGATGTTAATTATGACACAGGTGAAATTAAAATTTATGACTTCACTATCCTAAAAGGTAGTTTTACTGACAATCGTATTGAATTGCGTGTCAAACCTGCTAATAAGGATATTGAAGTAAAACGTGAGATGTATCTATCTGTAGATGTATCAAACAGTAAATTCGTTGCGTATAAAGAGTAGTGCCTAAAACTGCGAATAAAATCTCATTCTTAATTGAGTCACAATTACCTGATTTCATCAACGAAGAGTATGAACTTTTTACTAAGTTCATACAAAAGTACTATGAGCAGATTGAAATTCAAGGTCAACCGTTGGATATTATTAGTAATCTCCAACAGTATCGTGATATTGATTTTTATGAGAAGAATGTATTAAAACAGTCAACTACTACATCTGCGTATGTTCAAAATGTAGACACTACAATTAGTGTTGTTGATGCGACTTCATTCCCCAAGAATGGTGGTTATATCAAAATTGATGATGAGATTTGTTTTTATAGAGAAAGAACTGATACTCAGTTTTTAGATGTAAGTCGTGGTGTTAGTGGAAACACGACTATTGGTGATTTATATGAGAAGAGTACTTTTGTAACTACTCAAGCAGACAATCATATTTCTGGTTCTACTGTACAGAATATCAGTAATCTTTTCTTATATTCTCTAGTAAAAAGTTTTGAAAAGGAATATCTAGATAATTTCCCTGAAGAGTATTTAAAAGGTGATGTTGATAAGAGAACACTTATCAAAAACATTACTTCTTTCTACAAAGCGAAAGGTACTGATCAATCAATTAAGTTCTTGTTCAAATGTCTTGTTGACGATGATCCAGAACCACAAGTTTTATATCCAAGAGAACATACCTTAAAACCATCAGATTCTAATTGGATTAGCAACTATTCAATCAAGGCAAAGGTTTTATCAGGTAACGTTAACGATCTTATTGGTAGAAAGATCACACAAACTACTGGTGAATATGCTTCTGCTATTGTAGATAACGTTCAGTATTCTGGTAAGTTTGATGGTGAAGATTTATATGAACTAATTTTAGCAGACGGAAGTATTAATGGTGAATTTTCAGTTGCTGCTAGAACTAAATTAACCAAAAATATTTCACCAGGATTAGGTGTTGGTGATAGAGTTAATGTGTTTTCCACAATGGGTTGGGAAAATGAAGGTACGTTTACTGTTGGTAATGAAGTATTTTCTTATGAAGAAAAGAATGTAAATCAATTCGTTATTAAATCTAGGACCAGTAATGGTGTATACAACGATGGAGATCCTGTATTCTTTGGTTCTAATGTAAGTGGTAATGGTGTAGAGTTATTAGTATACGGTATTGTATACAATCTAGAAGCAGAAACTAAGTTTCCATATTCATCTACAGGAGATTCTGTAGATATTTCCGATGCAGGATTCCTCACGGATGATATTAGAATCTTTGATTCTCAAAATAATCTTAGATGGACTATTGGTGGAACTCCACCTGCTGTAAGTGATTTAGTTTCTAATGTATCTGCAATCTTTGAGGATGCTGATACTTATTATATTGCTTCTTCAGGATTCCCATCTCATAGTATTGGCACACTTCCTGCTGATGCAGCAGATCAAAAGCATCTTAAGATCTTAAGAAAGAAACCTATCTCAACTACTGAGTCTTATGAGACTCAATTTAGAGACGTTGGTATTGCCACAAATGGAGTTCCTTTCCTAAGTTACAAAGATGAAGATGTGATTCTCAATGGACCTCTTCAAAATATTGTTGTTAACAAGAGAGGTAATGGTTATAAGAAACCACCATTCATTCTTGTTAATGGTGTTGCTAATCAAGCAATTGCAAATCTTGCTGGTGAGGTAGTTGAATCAATTAGTATTACTACAGCAGGAAGTTATATTGATACACCTATAGTTGAAGTTGTATCTGGCAGAAATGGCACAGTAACTCCAATTGTTACTAATGGTGAGGTTACCAGTATTAGTATTGATAATGCTGGTGAATATTATTCTTCACCACCAGAAGTAAGGATTGCTGATCTTGCAGGCAAAGGACAATTTGCTGTGTTTAAAGCAGAAGTGTCAACTGCTGGTGAATTGACTGGTTTTGTTAAAGTAAATGGTGGTAAAGGATACACTCAAGGAAATATACTAGTAGATATCATTCCTGTTGGATCTGGTGCTGTTGCTACTGCCAATATCAAAGAATGGAGAAAAGACAGATTTGTAAAGACAAACGTAGATTCTGAGAATGGTACATTCTTTACCAATTACGTAAGTTCTAATGGTCAAGGATATGCATATCTAGCATCCCCTGCTACTTTGAGAGCAAATGACAATGGATCTGCTCACTCTCCTATTCTTGGATTTGCTTATGATGGAAATCCCATTTATGGTCCATATGGATACAGAGATAGATTAGATGCAAATTCACCACTCGCTAGAATGACATCTAGTTATGGACCATCATCTACAAGAGTTGATGGTCCTGATGTAACTACATATCCAATTGGAACGTTCATTCAAGATTGGAATTATATCCATGAAAGAGGAACACTAGATAAAAATAATGGTCGTTATTGTGTCACACCAGAATTTCCAGAAGGTACATATGCATACTTCATCACGGTGGATGATCAGAATGCTCCTGTATTCCCTTATGTTATCGGTAAGTGTTATTATTCTTTACCTGTTGACTCCAACTACAACTCTAAATTAAATCAGTATGATTTACCAAAGAATGCAAGAAGATTAAGAACTAGTGATATTGAAAATAATGGTGGTGGTACATCATTACTAATAAAAGATGTAATTAGTGGAAATATTTCATCTGCAACTGTAGAATCTTCTTCTGACAACTTTAGAGTTGGTTCCAAGTTAGTTATTGATAATAGTGGAACTGATGGAACTGGTATTGATGCAGAAGTTGAGTCTGTAACAGGAAAGTCGGTACTCTCAATTGAGTCTCAAACTAATAAAGTATTATTTGTATCTCTAAAAGAATCTGCATATCTATTTGATGGTGATAGAGTCACACAAGGAGCAGCAACAGGTCGTGTTGTGGGCAATGTGTTCTCTGGTACTACATTTGCAATTAAGTCGGTCACAGGGTCTTGGAGTGCTTCTGGAACGCTAACTTCAGATACATCAGTACTAACACTACTACTTGATCGTAATGCATCATACACAAAAGGTGCAATTCTATCTTTAGGTGATGGTGTTGCACTTCCTGTTGCTAAAGGTGAGGTGCTAGAGGCTACTGCTTCACAGAATAGCGTAAAAGTAAAAGTTACTCAAGCAGGTTTTACAGTTTCCTCTTCTCTATTCATTTCTAGTTCTGATTTACTTAACACACCAGGTGCACAAATTATCTCAATTAAGTCTTTAAGTGAGAATTTGTCTATTTCCAATATTCAAGACAATGTTGCTCTTATTACTACAGGAACAAATCATGGTGTAGCAGAAGGAGAGAAAATTGTAATTGATGTTAATCCTGATGACAGCACAACTACTACTACCTTTGTTGTAAAATCTGCCGTATATCAAGAAGTAATCATTGAAACCCCAGTCATAGCAACGACTCTCAATGATACTGGTATCGGAAGACTTGAAATTTTAAATGGTGGTAATAACTATACGGTCGGACAGTATAATGATATTGCTTTATCTGGTGGCAAAGGATCTGGTGCTAAAGCATCTATTAAGGTAGAGCAAATTGGTAATAATAAACCTGTAACAGAAATTGTTATTACTGATAGGGGAACTGGTTATGAAAAGTTTGATATTCTCACTGTTGGTGATAGTGATTTAAATAAAACTGACAATCTTGAACCAAGATTGCAAGTTCGTGTTGATCATGCTGGATTTTCTAGTGATAGAACAGATCTTATTGTAACAAGTGCTTCTGATTTTAGTGTAAATGATCAACTTACTCTTGGTAGTGAAACATTAACAGTATCAAATATTAGTGGCAATACTCTTACTGTTGTAAGAGGATCAAATCCTGTAGATCATTTCAGTGGATCTGCTGTTAGCGTGAAAGACGCAGGATTTACCCTGAACAGTGGATATCAAATCAATCAAGAAACTAATGATCCTACACAACCATATGTTGTGTCTTATGATTCAAATACTCAAAAAGTTGTATTTAAATATGGATATGGAGTAACACCAACATATCTTACACTAAGTTCTGTTTTTAGAGATCAGAGTCAACCATCTACTAGACTAGTTAATGTTTTTAGTGTTAGTGATGCTTTCACTGCTTTTGAAATTGATGGAGAAAGAAACAAAGTAATTGATATTAAAAAATCCTATAAGTACGCATTTGATATTAGTCATACATCAATGACTGATACAAAATTTGATCTATCACCAAGCAGTAAATTTAATATTATTTCTGGTGAGGTAGATAAACCTAATATTCATGAAGTTAACATCAAGACTGGTTTTGGACCTAGACTTGCAACAAATGCATATGATACTAGGGTAGATAGTCCATACAATAAGTATTACTATTTTGACCACAACAATGTAGCAAATGCAGAAGGTGCATATCTAAATGTTGTTGATGATCCTTTACAGGGTGAAAAGGATGTGTTGTATGTTACACCTACTGAGATTGTTTATTCTACTGGGAATACTGCTAGTCATGATGGAACAGGATCAATTTCATATACAACAAAGTCTTCTTTTGCTGTTGGTGCAATTAATTCAATTGTAATTAAGAACACAGGAGATGACTATAAGAAACTTCCTATTGTAACTGGTATTATTGATGCAGATGGTGAAGTTGATAGTACCGTAAAGTGTTATCTACAGAGTAATAATATTGGTTCACCTAAAAATATTAAAATTATTAATAATGGTGGAGCATTTCATAACGATACAACGTTACAGTCTACATTCAGATCAAATTACGTATTTACATTATCAAACTTCAATACTAGACCTTTTAGTGTAGGTGAAACTATCATTCAAAAGTCTGGTTCTGTAGAGGTTGCTAGAGCAAGAGTGACTTCTTGGACAGAAGGAACAAATATTCTTGTAGTTGATAGAGTAACTGGTATTTTCAGAAAAGGACAAGATATCATTGGTCTTTCTAGAAATCAAAAGGCAAAATTAGAAAATATTAATTTTACTGAGTTTTCTCCTGTAATTCAAACTAACTTTGATAACATTGGTTCTTATTCATCTGATTCTGGAAAAGTCAGTGATGCCAATCAGAGAATTCATGATTCTTACTATTACCAAGATTATTCTTATACTATTAAATCAAAGACTCCAATAGAAACTTGGAGAAAACTCATCAAGGACACAACCCACCCAGCTGGTTTCCAATTATTTGGTGAAGTCTTAATTGAGTCTAATATTGATTCACGAATGACAGATAATACTTCTGTCAGTAGAGTTAGTGTAATTCAAGCATGGGATTCAACTAAGAATAAAATTACTGTTGAAAGTGTAACCAAACAGATCAGGCAGAATATTGTCCTAATGGATAATATGAATGTAGAAAGTGGTGTTGGTACAATTTCACTTGATACAACAAATACCAGTGAAATTGTTGCTCAAGATGTAAAACTAAATGATGTATTTAATGGTGCATTTGGAAACAAAGGCAATCGTGAGGGTAAGAAACAATTTACTCTAGTAGATAAAAATAACAATGCCATTACTCCAGTTAATGAACAAGCATTGATTATTACCTTAGATGGTATTTTACAAGAACCAGGTAAAGCATATACTGTTAGTGGTGATAACATTATATTTGCGGAAGCACCATTAGAAGGTGTTTCTTTCTCAGGAAGGAAGTTCCAATTTAAGACGAATGCTTTAAATAATTACTACCTTAAAAAGATTAGAAATATTTTCCAGCGTAATGGTAGATGGTTAGACGCTGCAAATCAAATTGAAAGAAATAAAGAGTTTATTCAAGAGTCAACTTTAGAGCATATTCAAACGGTTCATCCTACTTTAGCATGGAATCGTTTAAGTAATAAATGTTTTAGAGACATTGGATTTATTGTTGATGCATTAGCACATGATATCAGATTTGGTGGCAATGAAAAAACAAAGGTTTCTTTAGAGAAATATTTTAACAATGGTATTTTAGATTACATTGATGGTGAACTAGAACCAACCATTGAAGCATTCCAGTATGCTGTTACTCTTGCAAAGAAAGCAATTAATAATGAACTATCAGGTGGATTTGTTGATCCTGACATTTTAACTGACAGTGGTCCTGTTAAATGTGAGGATGTTCTTTCTGCATTAGATACTTTATCTGAAGTTATCAGAGTTATCCTAACTACAGGTCCAGGTTCTGTTGCTGTTGGATATCCAGACTATTTCAATGGCACGAATACTATTTTTGATTTGTATTATACTGATGGTACACCAGTTGATACAGAAGAAAATGAAGATCTATGGATTGCCTTAAGTGGAGTATTACAAGTTGGTGATGCTTACACTATTGATAGAACAACTATTCCTAATAAAGTTGTATTTGCAGAACCTCCTATCTGGGGTCAGTCAGAAAACACAAAAACTGTGTATGAACCATTAGCAGTTGAAAGATTCTTCGGTCAAGGGATTGGATCATATAAAAAATATACTATCAGTATCAATACTGCTGGTACAGGACCATTCTTGATTCTTGACGAAGACAATAAGATCAAATCTATTGACAATAGTAATTTTGCTTATGTTTTTGTAGATGGTGTTTTACAGAAGGAATATACGTCATATACAATTAGTGGTCCTACTATTAAATTCCACACCAAGATTTCTCCTGAAAACAAAATTAATATTATTAGTCTTTACGGTAGAGAAACTGACACAACTGTAACACTATATGATTATGAAAGAAATCAATATTACAATGAACTTAAATTAAGTTGTGATGCAGGAGCTCCAAATAATTTTATTGATTGGATCTCTTGGTACAACCTATCTTATAATGATCATCAAGTTGCATATCAAAAAGTTGGTGGTGTTAAAAAGTTTATTGGTAATGTAAAAGTATATAATGCCTCTCCAAACGTATTGACTATCACAATTGCTGGTGGTAACTATGTTTTAGATAATTCTAGTATTTTCTTTGCTGGTAAAGCAGATTACAGTGATGAGTATGAATTAAGTGGTACAACAAATACACTATCTTCAGTAAAAGATGCATTCCTTGAAAATCAAATGCAAAGAAATGCAACTAGATGGTTGTATGGTTCACCCAAAGGTGATAATGCATTCTTTGAAAGAAATAGATTGGGTGCTAATATATCCAATGGTGATCTCATCAAAATTGATGGTGAGGATGAATTTAGAACTATCAATGAACTACCACGTTATGTAACGCCAAAAAATTATAATGTAGATGCTGATGTATCAAATGATTTCCGTGGCAATGTATTAGTAACTAAGTATTCAGGTGAAACACGTGGAACTGGTCTTAGTGTTGAATGTTCTGTAACAAATGGTAAAGTAACTTCTATCACTTGGAATAAAAATTCTGGTGGTTACGATGGTACACCTGTACTACAATTCATTCCAATTGATCAGAAAGGTGGTGGAGCAAGAGCAGAAGTGCTCATGCAAAATGGTTCTGTTGTTGATATTGTAATTACTGATGGTGGTTCTGGTTATGACACTGCTCCTGAAGTGGTTGTCTCCAGACAATTTAAAGTAATTAAAAAGAATGGCAGAAAGATTGATAGTCTAATTAAATTAGGTTTTGAGAATAAAGTTTTAGTTGACAACATTAATGTTGTCACTAGTACTGAAAGGTTCTCTGGTAAGGAATTTGGTTCTACTCTCTCAGAACCTCTTGGTCCTGTAATGCCAGATGCTCCTGTTGATCCATATACTATGCTCACTAAGCATATTGATTTGACATTTACTTTACCAGCACCAGTTGGAATCCCACAAGAATTGATGAGATATTATCCAACTGTTATTGATTCCGTAAGTATGCCTGATGCTATCATGCCTACATCAGCAGCAATGAGTATTATTGAATTGGCAACTCAAGTAACTACTGTATCAACAGCACAAGGAGAATCCTTTACTACCTATCAGACAGGATTTGTTGATCATCGTTTCTGGAATCCAATTTATAACTCCGCTCCTCCTTCGCTACATAATATGACGATGAGACCATCGTTCTTCCAGTGGGAAGGTGCTAAATTTATGAATACAGGTACTATTACGTCTGCTTCTGGACTAACTGTATCAGAGTATACCATTGAGGAGTTTGCGAGGTATGGATTTACATTAGGTGACTTCAGTGACTTTGCTGGATCTGGATGGTCAAGTGGTGGTTATTCCATGAATGTTGGATATCCAACTATCAATAATTATCTAAGTCAACTAGATACTACAGATCTACCTGATGAAAATGGGGCAGGTTATCTTGCTACTGGTGCGGTTGTTTATTGCAACACTACCAATTTCCCAGCATCTGGAAAGATTTTAATTGGTAAAGAAACTATTTCTTATACCAGTAAATTGAGTGATCGTTTCATTGGATGTACACGTGGTGTAGATGGTTCACCTATAGAGCAACACACCGTTGGAGCATTCCTAAGGAACGCACAATAAATAAGTATAAATAGACCAGATTCGTCTATAATTAAAGAACTAAACGAGACTCAGTGCTATGGCAGCTATTATTTCAGAAAAATTTAGAATCTTCAATGCGAAGCAATTTCTAGAGTCGTTAGGTGAAGGTGCAAATGATGCCTCCGCTGATCGTACTAGAATGTATTTCTTCGTTGGAAGATCGGCAAAATGGAACGGTTACCTTGAAATCTTCAATGTAAGCGGAACTTTTGCAGTAAACGACGTTGTATACGAAGGCAACGATCCTAACACCGCAACCTTTAAAGGAACTGTAGAGGCAGTTTACCCTAACAGTCTCCTTCTTAATACTATCCTCCCCACGGCATCTGCCACACCTTCCTTTGGTACATCCATTACTAATGGTACTGCCACTGCAAAGACAGGTGTGTATAGATATGCCAATGAGGAAGTTCCCCCTATTCCTCTAGACAACGCTGAAGAAAAGGGTGAAGTATATAATGAAATTATTGCTGCCAAGCGTATTCTAAGTGACAATGCTCGTTTAGTTGTTCCTCGTTATAACTGGAATACTCAGACGAATCCAAAGTTTGATATGTATCGTCCTAACTATTCACCTACACCAGGTGGCGGTGGTGCTATCGGTACACAGACTGCTCTAGGTTCAAGTTCTCTATCTGGATCTAAGTATTATGTAATGAATAGCAGCTATGAAGTCTTCAAGTGCATTTACAACGGACAAGATCCTGTAAACACTGCTGGTCAAAACGCAACTTACGAACCAAAATCACAACCTAGTGCTGGTCAAGGAACATTTGATTCTGCTACAGGTGTGTATACAGAACCTGCTGGCACTGCTGGTTACATTTGGAAGCATATCTTCACCTTACCTACTGGTGATGTGCTTGCGTTCCTATCCACAGACTTTATGCCTGTTGTAGCAAAAACAGAGGCATCTAGAGTAGCAGTAGAAGCACTAGCAGTTGATGGTGCTATTCATGTTGCTGTAGTTAGAGATGCTGGAAGCAATCTCCCTGCTTCTGCCACACTATACACTCCAGTTAAGGGTGATGGTACAGGTGCCATCGTTAAGTTTGAAACCAATGCTTCTGGTGAAGTATCTTCTGCTTCAATGCACGCAGTTGGTTCTGGTTACACTTATGGCAACCTTATCCTATCTACAACCACTGTATTTACAGATTCTGCACTAACAACTAATCCTGGTGCATTCACTGGTTCCGCATATATTGAAACCGTTATTTCACCTGAAGGTGGTCATGGTTCCAATGTTGACGTAGAACTCTTTGCCAAGAGAGTGATGACTAACGTTCGTCTAACATATGCAGAAGGACAAGGTGATTTCCCTGTAGACAACGACTTCCGTCGTATTGGTATTATTCAAGATCCATATGAGTATGGTACTACAACATATGCTTCTGATAGCACATTGCGTGGTACACATGCACTAAAACTAAATGGAACTGGTGCTGATTATGTTGTTGATGAATTAATCTCACAGACTGTTACAGGTGGTACTGCTAAAGGAACCGTCGTTTCTTGGGACTCAACTAATCAAATTCTTAAGTACTATCAGTCTCCTGCTGTACACACTGATGGTGGTGTTGTACTTGCATTTGAATCTAATGCTTCAAATGCTGTTGCTGGTGCTCTTACTGGTGCTTCAAGAAATGTTGTTACCACAGAAGGTACTTCAGGTACACCTTCAGTAGTTGCAGACGTTTCTTTCGTAGAAGGTCTTGCTTCCGCTGAACTTGAACCTAACTCTGGAGATATCGTATACATAGAGAACAGAAGACAAATTACAAGAGCTGCTGACCAAATTGAGGACATTAAGCTCGTAATTGAATTCTGATTGATCCAATCCAAAGTTAGAGAAACGTGAGATGCCTCAGAAGACGAACCTTAATGTAACTCCATATTACGACGATTTTTCGCAAACTAAAAACTTCTATAAAGTACTCTTTCGTCCTGGATATTCTATTCAGGCGAGAGAGTTAACTCAGTTACAGTCTGTTCTTCAGAATCAGATTGAAAGTTTTGGTAAGTATGCGTTTAAACAAGGAGAACTAGTTATTCCTGGCGAGGTTGGGATTAACACTAAACTTCCCTACGTTAAATTATCTTCGGTATCTGAAATTCCTGTTAATGTAGATGGTAAGATCGTATATAAAAAATATGATATTACTCAACTGAAAGGATTGGTTCTTAGAGGTAATACTTCTGGAGTAACAGCAACAGTTATTGATGCTAATATTGCAACAGATACTGCTTCTGATGTTTTGTATGTAAACTACACTAACAGTGGTGATGCATCAAATGAAGTAACTTTCCGTCAAGGTGAAACCCTAGAGGTAGTTGATGGTGTAAATACACCATTAATGGTTGTTGGAACTGATGGTAGCGTACTTCCTACTTCTATTTCTATTACTGATCCTGACACAGGTGCATCGTCAACCTTAGAAAGTGCAGCGATGGGGTTTGCTTCTGCTGTTAAGGTAGAAGAAGGTATTTACTTTGTTAATGGATATTTTGTAAGAAATGCAGAACAACTATTAATTGTTGATAGTTATTATAACAAACCATCTGCAAAAGTTGGTTTTAAGATTATTGAGAGTATTGTATCAGCAGAAGAGGATTCTTCTCTATATGATAATGCCATTGGATCTAGTAATTATTCTGCACCTGGTTCAAATAGATTAAAGATTGTTCTTGATTTAGTCAAATATAATTTAGATACAACTACAGATAAGAATTTTATCCAGATCCTTACAGTTAAGAAAGGGTCTGTACAATCTCAAATAACTCAAACAGATTACAATCTTTTAGAGCAAACTTTAGCAAGAAGGACTTATGATGAGTCTGGGGATTATATTGTTGAAGATTTCTCTTTAGATATTAGAGAATATTATCAGAATAATGGTAACTTGGGAGTATATCCTACTGATGAATTTGGTAGGGTTAATGGTCTTACAGTAGATGATGCAAAAGGTAAATTGCTTGCAAGTGTTAGTTCTGGTAAGGCATATGTAAAAGGGTTTGAGATTGTCAATAAGGAAACTAAGTATCTTCCTATATCCAAAGCAAGAGAAACTCTTGATAGATCTGATATTCGTTTAAAGACTTCTGGACTTCCTACTTATAGAATAACCAACACATATGGAAGTACACCACTTAACGCTGATGGTGGTGATTTAACTGCATATCCTAATGTATTTTTAACATCTGTTTTCAATGATGGAACTATTGGTTTAAATGGATCAGAAGCAGTTAATGATTCAAAACAAACTGTATCTCGTAGAGGTCATTTCTTTGATCAGAATAAAGGAATTAAAACTGTTTATGTAGAAAAAGAATCTAATATAAACTTAAGTACATTGAATGGTGCTGCTAGTGGTATTGGAACTTTTACTAATGATGGTGCTGCTGCTGCAAATAGAACTGCTGGAACATATAGTGATGTTGTAAGCACAACAGCACAGAATGGAACTGGTGCAACATTTGATGTTGTTGTAGCACAAGATGGAACGCCTACAGTGACGTTGAAAACAGCAGGTACAGGATATGCTGCTACAGATACTTTAACCATTGCTGATGGCAATCTAGGGGGTGGTGGTGCTGCTAATATTACAGTAACAGTATCAACTATATCTGGTGTAGATGCTACAGATACATTTGATGAGAGATTGGCAGCATTATCAAAACTTTATTGGGTACAAGGAAGGAATGTATCTGGTGTTCCCAACACAATAAGTGAAATTGATGTTATTGGTTACTCTGAAGTCAGTAGACCTGAGTTAGATGATCCTGCTACTGGAGCAGCAACATATCTTGAATTAACTCTTTTAGGAGATAAAAATCTTCTTGATAATTACTTTACTGAATATGATTCAGGAAATTCTAGTGATAGTGGAAAAACAGAATTGTTTAGAACTAGAGTAGATGGTGAAAATGATGAAAATAGATTTGGTATCATACGAGACTACAATGAGACAATAACACCTGTTATTGGTATTGCTAAACCAAGTAACTTTACATTAGTAGATAGAGGAACAGGATTTAATACCGATACTGATATTATTCTTTCTAAAGGTAGAAAGAATGATGGCACTTCTGTTTACAACAGTGTATTTGGTTTATCTTATTTTGATCCTCAATTCTTTACTAAAATCCTCTTAGATAAGTCAATTGAAGGTACAGGTGGATTTGGAACTGGTAAGTATATTTACGGTATTACAAGCGGTGCTTACGGTGTTGTAGAAGGTTCCTCAACTGGATCTTTTAGTAAGAATAAGACTTTGATGGTTAAGACCCTTTTTGGGAATTTTAAGAGTGGTGAAATTCTCAGAGATGAAGATAATAATTCTGTAAGAATTGCTAAAGATAATACAATATCACACTTTATTGTTAATTTCTCAGGTGTGGGTTATGAAAGTGGATCTACAATAAAAATTGATGGAGTTGATTACGATTCTTCTAAGATCAATCTTAATATACCTACCAGTAAGAAAGTATTACAAGCAACAATTGTAAGTAGAGAATTTGTAAATGTAGAGTATTCAAAACCTCCTATTGTAATAGTAAATCAAAAGGAAGGTAGTGGTGCTCCTACAA